CTAACATATTCTGACGATGGACTGTTACAATTATTAATGCCTGAAGATATTGATGTCGCTACGATTGCTTCAATGATAAGGTCCATCCAAGATACTTATAAAGAATATGGGCTTATTTTCCATCTAGGCAAGACAATGGTAAGTTCTATGGTTTGGGAGTATCTTGGTGATGTATGTTTAAATGGGCATCTAATTCCTATGTGGTTCAAGGAATTATCCACATTTGGGTATTTTGAAATAGATGAAGGCTTTCATTCCATATCTCTAAGGAAAGAGGCGATTGTTGGACAAGCTTCTGCACTAGCTATGAAAGGGTTCCCTGCATATATATGTGAGTATTTAGCTTTATTCGAGACAGCAATGCTAATTAAGAGAACATTGCCCAAATTAATAGATGACACTGTAATGTTTATGTTGATATTACCTAGTCATGCTGGTGGGCTGAGAGTACCACAAGCAATGGAAATGGCAGTCAGAAGTGAGCTTCATTCATTTGTAGAGACTATATATGATCTTACAGTATTTGATAACAGATATGAAGTTAAAGTGAGAAGACTTATGGCATACCTGTCTGATAATCTTTCCACGAAAGATACAGTTGTACAGACAATAATAGCAGGAAATTACTTTAAAGTTGATATGCCCGATGTTTCAGGCATGTCAATCTTGATGAGGTTAATAGAAAGAATTGATGCTAAAGTAGGGACTAAGTATCAGTCTTCTACTGGTCCATTTACTTTGGCCCAATATAGAGACATAGCCAATATTCTTAAAAATGTAGTGAATTTAGATCCTAAGATAATAAATGAATTTATGGTGTCTACCCCTCAGTGGAAAGAGTTTAATGATCTAGTTGCTATTATTAAGTCTAAAAGTGCATTGAAGATATTAGGAAGGTCAGTCATTAGAAGGGCACAAGCTCAAGATACTTACAATGTTAGGAAAGCAGCTGATATCATAACCCAAGTTATAACATCAAAAGATATTAGGTTGGCAACTGTACCTGAATTTGTTTCTGCTATATTTTCAAAATATCTAAAAGATTATGATATAAGACCACCAAGACCTTCAGCTAGATACTTATTGCAAAGAACATATGACCCTCATAATTGTGATATAGAAGTGGTACTTAATCTATACGACTCCCAAAACCGTGCACCTCATTCCATAGAATATGTGGAACCTACAAATTTACCAGGAATCACTAAATCTCTTCTAACATGGTCTAGTGAGTTGACATCAACTAGAAAAGAATCATATTTAAGGAAATTCTTAAATGTTGTTGCTGCATTGGTTGTGAAACATGGACAAGCTTATGAGGCATTTTATGATATATGTTTAGTTCTTGGTTTTCAGCTTCCAAATATACCAAAGGGTTCTATGGGAAACATTGACAGATTAAGGCATTATATGTCAGGAAAAAAGGACATTTATCTTGGAGCTCCAGCTGTTTTTAGAGCTAGATCA